GCAAAGACGGTTGCAATTATAAGATCCAAGCCAAAACCACCAATTCACCTTTTGTCAAAAATAACAACGACTGGTTGCGTTGGGACATCAAAAAAAGAATATCCAACAAAGACAATGAGTACCGTGTGTACGATGAAGATGAAGTCGATATCTTTGCGTTCGTGTGTTTGTTTATAGATAAGGTGGTTTTTGTCCCCAACAAGAATGTTGGCAAGACTTATCAAAAGAAGGTGGAGTTTATTAGCGAGATACAGACCTTAGAAACTTTAGTTTCCTCAGCCCAAGTGGTTAGAGATATTAAATTATAAAGAATCTACGTCTAACTGCACTTTTTGGTTATTTGAATGTATTAATAGTTTTAATGCGTATTCAGCAATATTTTGATGGCATTTACTATTTGCTTTAGCAAACACCTTTAAATCGTTAAGAAGGTCCCTATCTATATACAGAGCCTTCTTACCGTTCCTTTCGTTGAATATCGGATCATCAAAACTAAATAAACCGTTTTCTACCATATTAATTTTTCTTTGCTTTTCCCAATGGTTTACCATTAGGATCGCATGAATAGACTTTTTCTAACTCTAAATCTATGTAATGTTTAGCTTTAAGTAAATCTTCAACAGGATCAAACTTCTTCCTTGTGACCAACTTTATAACGTTACCAATACTCCAACTTAGACTGTTAGCATAAATATAATCGACTGGTGAGATTGCCAGGTCTTTGTAGTGATCGCCACCGACTTGTTGGTTAGATGCCAGACTATCAATATGTTTGTCCCATTCTGCATCGGACATATAATCTTCTGGTTTAATCTTATCAATACTCATATCATTCCCTTTTTTTATAAAAAACTACCATTATTAGTAATTTATGTATATTATAGTGTAATAATTATTAAAAAGGGAATCAAATGCACAACAAAAACTTTGATATCAACAACACCATCGACACGGCTGGTTTAGCCAAGCGTTGGGGTGTGACAAGAAAAACAATCGACAACAGAAGGTATAGAGGTCAAGGACCTAACTATTTTAAAATTAACGGCAAGGTGTTGTATGACCTTGACGATATAAAAAGAATAGAAGAGGAATCATATATTTCTGTCAATGGCGCACGCACTATATAGTCCATCGTCTGCGGATCGGTGGTTCAACTGTCCAGCGTCACCGAGTATGTCGGCTGATGTTCCATATAGTGTTAGCCTACCAGCTGCTGAAGGGACATTACTCCACCAGATTTCTGAGATGCAACTTAAGGACCGTATGGAAAATGCCATGTTAGAAACCTATTGGTTAAACAGAACCGAAGTTATCGAAGATTTTGAAATTGAGATAAATCAAGATATGATTGATTGTGCTAAAGCTTATGTTGATTATGTCAATGACACAACAGAGCGGTTGGATGGGAAATTGTTAATAGAAGAAAAAGTAAGTCTGGAAGAGATCAGCGACAAGTGCTGGGGTACGGCTGATGCTATTGTCTTAGGCGATAATAAAATCGCAGTCATTGATTTCAAATCTGGTAAATGGCCAGTTACTGCTGAACACAACAAACAATTATCAATTTATGGTTTGGGCGCTCTTGCTCGCTATGGCGATGAAGATACCGAACTAGAACTTACAATCGTGCAACCTCGTGCCAATGATAGCGTTGGTCCCGTTCGTTCGTGGACGGTGCAAGCGCAAGACTTGGTCGTGTGGGGGTACGGTGAACTCAAAACAGCTACTGATGCTTGTGATGAGGAGAACCCTAGGTTTAATCCTGGGGATTGGTGTCGTTTTTGTCCCGCTCGTGATAAATGCGATGTATATAAACTTAACCAAGAGGTGAAATAATGAGTGAAAGTAATGCAAAAATTTTAACTCTACAAACTCCAGAAGGACAAAGTAGAGACATTTTTGAAAACGACTTGGATGATAAATCTCGTCCAATAGCTAATGATATTAACTTAGCTCTTGCTCTACAAAAAGAAAGAGAAGAGATAGTTAAGAAAGCATTTATTGAAGTGCGTACTAATGAAGTAATTAACAGCTTTATCAGCGATAGAGTAGCAACCTTAGAGGGTATGTTGCCACCAGTCATTGCTGTCGATAGTAAGGGCAAGAAAGATAAGAGTTAATTATGTCGTTAAAGGGTATCTTAAAAAAGGCCAAACAAAGACCACCAGTTATTCTGGTGCATGGTGGGCCTGCGGTCGGTAAGACAACATTAGGTTCGCAATTTCCGAAACCTATTATTGTCACTACCGAATATGGAATGGGTAAGATTAAGTGCGACCACTTTCCTGTGGCCAAAACTTTTGATGAGTTCATGGACAATATGAAACAAGTCAGAGATGGTGAGCATGAGTACAAAACACTCGTGGTTGACAGCGTTGACTGGTTACAAACCTTGATTCATCAAAAATACTGTGAGGTTGAAAATATTAAAAGTATTGAGACCAAAGGTTTTGGTAAAGGTTATGTAGAGTGCTTAGAGTATTGGCGACAATACTTAGACATTCTTGATGCTTGTCGTGATCGTGGGATGATTATTTTCCAGATTGCTCATAGTGAGATTAAAAAGGTAGAAGATCCAAGAATAGATTCTTGGGACAGATACGTAATTAAGTTACACAGAAGAGCAAGCGATCTCTTACAAGAACATTGCGATATTATATTCTTTGCTGCGTTCAAGCTTGGTCAAGTCAAGCGTCAAGGCAAAGGTGGTGGACTAACTAATAAAACCATTAAAGGTGATAGATGTTTGTACGCTGTCGATAATCCTGCGTATTTAGCAAAGAATAGATACAACCTTCCAGAAGAACTACCGTTCGACTGGGAAGTAATTAGAGAAGAAATAATCAAGGAGTAAACATGGATTTAAGTAATTATGAAATCTCTGCTTCTTCAAACGAAGAAGGACTAGAACCTGGACGTTATACATTGGAGTATATCTCTGATGAAATGATCGAGGGTGGGACTAATGGCTGGGTAGCACTGAAGGCTACTTTCAAAGTAAAGACCGAAGGTAATTATTTTGTGTCAGCTACTTTTGCTTTAGAGCATAACAATCCCAAAGTAGTAGAAATAGGTCTTGATAAACTGGCCAAACTAGCTAGAGCTTGTGGGCTAGACAATCTTAAAAACTCAGATGAACTTGTCGGGAAACTGGTAAGTGCAGAAGTTGTGTTAAATAAGAATGGCTACCCAGAAGTTAATGGTGAGGATTATGGTAAGACTTACCAGCCAGTAAAACAAGATGCAGCGCCTAAGAAGGTCGTAGCTAATAAGTCTGAATCTGATGAGGACGAGGACACTAGCGATATCCCATTTTAGATGTTGCGACAAGATTACCCTAGCTTGTGTGGTATTTGTGCTGCACCAGCTAAGGGTTATCTAGTCAAACGGGACAATCTGTATTTCGGAGCTTGCTCAATGGCACATCAAAAGAAACTAACTCAAGGCGAGAAACTTAAGAACGTTGCTCAACTAACTGAGAAGGGTCTTGATTATGCCGTGGCGCAAACAAAAGAGGTGTATGTGAAATACGGAAAGAAGAATAAGAAATTCATATTGCATGAATGGAACAGCGAGGACAGACGAGATCTCTTTAGACAGATAGTACGGGAGTATCTCAACTACGCCAATAAACAAGCAGAGGATGGTGTAAACATTGGAACTGACAAAATACATAGGGACTAAAGGTTTAGTATTAAAAACCGAAACTCAACCAACACAAACTGATCTCTTAACCGAGATGCAAAACTTTGGTCTCAAGGTGTCTTACCTTGATACCTCTGGTACGCTCGTTCGTGTGCCAGTCACCGCAACCTCTGGTATGCGACCAGACAAGTCAAATGAAAAATCTGGGTGGTATTGCATCAATGAAGTGGGCGGTCATACTTTTGCCAACTTTGGTAACTGGCGCAATGGTTCAGAACAGAAGTGGTCAAGTACGACCAACGCCAAATTATCACAACAAGAACGTGAGGATTTAGCCAAACGTGTGGCTGAAGCACGCAAATTAGCAGAAATACAACAAAAAGAACGACAAAATGAGGTAGCTGCCGATTGTGCGAACAGATTCGCTTCCTATCAAAAAGTTACTGAACACCAATACCTTACGTCCAAAAAGATTAAGAACTTCGGTCTGAGGGCAAATAAGGAAGCCTTAGTTGTGCCAATTTACAACATTTCTGGTGAAATCAGATCTTTGCAATACATTCAACCAAATTCTGACAAAAGATTCGTGAGTGGTGGCCAAATCAAGGGCAATCTATTTTTATTAGGCACAGATTTTAGTGAACTGAACAAATTAGAGACTTTAATTGTGTGCGAAGGTTACGCCACCGCAGCATCTATTTACATGGCAACCAAATTACCAGTTGCTTGTGTGTTCTCAGCCAACTTTGGTTATGACGCTGTGCAGAACATTAGAACTAAGACCGACTGTAAAATTATCTTAGCTTTCGACAACGACAAATCTGGGTTGGGTGAGAGCAAAGCCCAAGAGATTGCCAGTTCGTTCTATAACGTTCTCGTTCGTGTGCCATCTATCCTTGGTGACTTCAACGATTTACACAACGCTTACAATTTAGAAAAAGTCAAACTGGAATTATTGGATCATGGTTTTGGGATTACCAAATACTCCATTAAGAATTATGTTGACGCACCACCAGAACGGGTCTGGTTAGTTGACCGTATGATTGAAACATCTAAGCCCTCATTACTCGCATCTATTGGTGGTGTCGGTAAATCCATGTTGAGTTTGAAATTAGGCTTGGCCGTTTGTGGTGCTGGTAATGGTCAGTTTTTAGAGAAAGATATTAAGAAATTCGGTAATGTTGTGGTCATATCTGCCGAAGATGATCAAGAGGAAGTGCATAGAAGGATTGACGCTTTAGATCCCAAAGGCAAAAGATTTAAGTCTATGTACGATATGTTTACCTTTACTGTCCCAGATTACGGGCAGCCAGTCACATTATTAAAAGACGATCAAAGTGGGTTGGGACTAACACCCGCAGCGCATGAATTGATGGAAGAGTTGCGCTTCATTGATAACTTAGCGCTCGTGGTGATTGACCCAATCCAGTCTTTTGTGGGAGCTTCTATTACCACCTCGCAAGAAGCAGCGCAGTTGTATTGTCAGTTTTGCTCTGCTATCTCCTCGCAATTAGGAGCTTCCACTCTCTCAATTCACCACATGACCAAAACTATGTTAACCGATACGGATGACCCGATGGCAGCCAGAGGTGCGATTCGTGGTGCGTCTGCTTTAACTGATGGTCATAGAATGGCGATGGCTATTTGGTTAGCTAGTGAGGGTGATGTGGAGAGTATCTGTGCTGAGGAAGGTTTGGAATACGATAGAACACGGGTCGTTCGTGCGGGCGTGGTGAAATCTAACGCCCAAGCAGACACTAGGGTTATGACTTTAATCAGACGTGATGTGGCGTTAGAGGTTTACAGTAAAGGGGATATTGACTGGACATGATTATTTATACCGAAGCGAACTTAGACTTAGCCTGGCGTGAAGATTGCAAGTTTAGATCTAAAATTGGTGAACCTTGGCTCGAGCGTGAGGAGTATCGCAGACGCTTTGAGATGGAACTGGATGAATATATCGCTGGTTTAAAACACATTGACGACTTTGACATCATAGTGCCAAAATGGATTACTGACACAATAGATACAGAGTTTGAAGAATGAACACTAGAGAAGGAGTAAATTATGAGTGTAGAAATTATTAGTGCTTGGGGTGATACCAAAGGTAAACACGCTGAGATTATCAGAACCGAACAAGGTTATGAAGTAAATATTTTTAAAGCTAACGAGTATCTGCGTAACATCAAGTTGCACCAGTACAGCGAAAGTTATGCCGAAAAAGTGGCAGAAAATTGGACGCTTGGTGTCGTTGAATATGGAGACAGCAAATGAGTGGTAAAGGATCAGACCAACGACCACGCCAAATATCAGACGAACAATTCGCTGATAATTGGGAAAAAATCTTTGGTAAAAACCAAGAGAACGCTAAGAAATATAAATGGAAAAAGACCAAACCAAGAAGAAAAATAACGGATTAATGGTATGCTTAGTATAGTAAGTTTTACTATACTACCTAGTAAGATAGGGACATACATATAGTAAAAGAGGGACATGAACCTAGTAAAACTTACCCAT